GGAAAGAAGTTGGTGATGGAATTAGCAATAACTGTTGCTAAGGAGCACCCAGATTCAAAACTTTTTGCTTTGCTTAATCGGTACTTAACACGTATTGAAAAGGCGAAGAAATTGGTTGTGACTTTGCGTGGTGCGAGTGGTAAGAGAGTGACTCCGTTTTGTGTGTATCTTTATGGTTCGCCTGGTGTTGGTAAGTCATCGTTTGCGCGATTTCTTGTTGATGCTGTGTGTCCAGAAGAGATTCCTAAGGAGAACAGGATATATGCACGAAACTCTGCAGCTGGCTTTTGGGATGGTTATAAGCGACAGTTTTCTGTTGTTTGTGATGATTTTCATCAGTCGATTGAGGCGAAGGACGTGGATGAGTTTATTCAAGTGGTTTCGAACAATACTTTCTTTCCTGAGTTTGCGACGTTGGATAATGAAGCAGTTGGTGTTAAGGGTACAGCAATGAACTCTAAGCTAATTGTCTTGTTATCTAATGAGTCGCATCCCGATACATCTACGGCGATTCGAAACAGTGAGGCGTTTTTGCGGAGACGGCACATGGTTGTGAAGATGGTGCCTAAACGAGAGTTTGCGGTTAATCAGATGGAAGCGGATCCTTTGAAATGGCGTTTGAAGGATGAACATCGTGATGCTATTAATTGGGGTCATGTGGATTTCTTTTTGATGGATCCTTTGCGACAGAACGCGACGACGATCAAGTTGACTGTGAAGGAGATGTTGAATATGTTTATCGATAACTATGAGAAACATATGGCGCGTGAGGAGACGATGCTGTTGGCGACAGAGAGTGCGAACGTTGTGGACGAAGTGCGAGCTGAGCGAAAACAACGCAAGGAGATGAGACCGGAAATGTTTCGTGCAAAGATGGCGAGCGCGAAGGAAGAGACGCTCCGTCTTGGACAAGAGATGAGTCGAGAGCTTTTCGATCATACCCAACCGGGTGTGAAAGGAGGTGCGACGCTTGTTTCGAGTTTGTTGACGGATCTGATGGATAAGGCTGATGAAGTTGAGAGTCCGGCATCTTTTCTGGCTAGGAAAGGTGTGTTTGTGACGCAGAAGGTGGTTCGAACTCATGGATCCCCGTTTGATGAAACGATTTGGGGAACGGCTGTGCGAGAAGTTGAACAGGCGAAGGAACACTGGTTGGCGAATTACCCGAAGGTTAAGTTTATGCTTTTGATTGGAGGGCTTGCTGGAGTTATTGGTGGAGCAATCTACTATTTCTTCTTTAGTGAGCATTCCAAGAAAGAGTATAAGGCTGAGAGTAGTCCTGAGAGAGTGAAGTTCAAGCGTGGACTTGCTTTGAAACGTCGGTTTGTTGCAGAAAGTGCGAAAGTAATTCCTGTGGCGAATCGGTGGGTTTTGAAGCTTGGTGAGATCTATCCTGATCAGGACATGAGACCTTTGGCAGATAAGCTGGAGTTGTGTCGAGAGAATGCTGAGACTTATAATGCGGCATTGGCGGCTGGAGAGATCCCGGAAAAGGAGTGGGTTGAACGTATGGAGTTGGCTTTTGAGGATATGCATCGTGCTTTGCACGAAGTTGTTCCTCAATGGCCAGTTCTTGCGCTTGACATGACCGGTGTAAAGGTTCCAATTGTGAAGGGTTTTGAGGCTGAGGCTGCGAGAGCACTTGGTGGTAAGAACGAATATCACAAACATATGTGTGATGCGTGTGGCGAACCTTATGAACACAAGCATTGGTTTAAGAACGAG